TCATGGCTGCCCAAAGCGTCGCACAACACGACGTCTTTGTTGCCGCAGCCGCGACCGCAAGGGCAGGTGACAAACTTTGCCACAATCTGCCCCTCGCGAACAAGGGACACCGGCACAGTCGTGCCGTCGCCACAAAAACCGGAACCCTCGGGTTCGCCCCAAACGAGCGAATACCCCTTTTTCAGTGTCATATTATTCATGATTTTTTTCCTCCTATGCGAATGTTTACTTGTTATGTCTGGCATAGTATCCATATTCGTCGCCGATGGGGAAGCGTCCGCCTGTTATCCACCAATTTTTGACCGACAGCGGAACGGTTTTGCGCTCGCCGTTATCGGGATAGGACAGCTTGACGGTATGGAGAGCGGACATCCAGGACACGGCATCAGCTAGGATGCCGTCCGTGCTCTGCCCCGGCGTGAAATCCCACGCAAGCATCGGCGTAATGATATAGCAGTAATTACCTTTGCCGTCCGTCGTCTGGTGACCTTTGCGGATCAGCGCGTTGAGAGCGTCGCGGGAGATGCCGAGATCGTCAGGGATATCGACAGCCACGCAAAACATGATGATGTCATGCTCGTGTTCAACGCGGTTGAGAGCAGGGGTGCGTTCGGAGCGGTTAAGCCCGCCGAAAAAAGCCGAGATCGCATATTTATCGGGCAACTGAGGCGGGGCAAAGCTCTTTGCGCAATACGGGGCGCAAGAATTAAGCGCCATGTTGAATACATATTCCATCAAAGTCATTCCTTTCTTTCCCCTAACACGGGGGACGCTGATATTATAGTATCACAATGTGCCAAGCATTGCGATACTTTTTTGGTTTTTCCCGCTCAGAAGAGCGGGGCGGGATCATTGCGCCGTGTATACAACGGTCTTTCCGTCGAGGCGGCGCAGTTGGAAAGCCGTGCCGGGGTAAGTGGCGGCGGCAAGGTTAAGCAGCTGTTTGAGCTGGTCGAGCTGTTCCTTGCGGTAGCGCGGGGCGTAAGCCTTGCCCATGCCGACGGTGCCCCGCGCCAAATCGGTGAGCAAAAAACGCTTCTCCCCCGCCGGGCGGGAGTAAATAAAGAAATCGAAAGCGAAAGCGTTGTCCATATGCGGTCAACCTCCTTTACAGCCCTTTTCCGGGGCTTTGTGGGATGCCCAGTTTGCCGGGCATCCTGAAAACCTCGGGCGCGGTGTCAGTCCGCAGCGGTCAGCACCTGCGCATATATACGGGTCACGCGGTCACAAGCCTGACAGAGTGCGCGCGCTTGGGTATCAAGCCACTCTTCGCGGCTGTTGGGTCTGCGCTCGCCGTTGCGGGACTTGCGCAACTCAGACGGGGAGCAGAGACGCTCGGCGATGTCCTTGTTATAGATCAAGGATGAGCCGCCCCAGCTGTACGCCGCCCAGTCTTTCGCGCCGTTGAGCATCCACGCCCGGCACTCGCTGCCCGTCTGGGGGTCGCGCCCCTCATAAGAGGCGTAAGTCTCCAGCTGCTCCACCAGCTCGAGCGCGTATTGCGTCACGCCGCGATCCCACGCGCTACGGTCTTTGCGGGCTTCCAGCGCTTCACGGATGCTGTCATAAGTGGTCTTCATAATATCGTTCCTTTCTGCCCCTCTTGGGGGGCGGTCGCGGTTGTCTGGGCTGTTGCCCTTGTTGTGCTTACAGTATAGACTGTTAACAGTCTTTTGTCTACCGTCAAGCCATACAAACGTTAACAGTCTTTTTTGTACATCATTACTATTAACAGCCGTTCTGCCGCATGGTAAGATAACCTTGGGGGTGATTATATGGCTAGGGATCTGCGGCATAAGGCTGCATATGATGCGCAGTATATCAGAGATCACGACAATATCATGATCAGACCGGACAAGGCAGAGGGCGCACGCATACGCGCAGCCGCTGCATCTGCTGGGCTATCCGTCCAGCGGTATATATTGGACACACTCAGACCACATCTGCCTCCAGCAGCTCCGGACGCTGGAGACGACAAGACCCCATGACAACACCCCGACGGGCAGACGCTCGCCGGGGCTTTTTGTTTCGCTTCCGGTCGCCGATCCGCTCCCCTCGCACGCGCTGAGGGTTGGCAGGGTGGGACATGTTGCGGCACGCTTGACAGTATGTTACAGTATAATCGTCCCCGACGGCGGGACGAGGTCGCGGACTTCGTCGCCGCCTCAGGGCGGCGATTATACGTTTTTGCGGCTGTGCGGCTTGCGCTGTGCAGCCGCTTACCTATATCTAGCCGCCAATCGAGCGCACAAGCACGCGCACCAGCTGACGCGGGGCAGATCGGACGCGCGCAGGAGCGCAGGGACAGGCGCAGAGGGCGAGCAGGCGCAGGGGCGCAGGCTTCACCGCGCGCCGATGTGCGCGGGGGCTGGGGGGTGCTGATGATATAGGTAGAGACGGCACCAACTCAGGCGGTGCGCGCAGGCTCACAGCTGCGGACGCACCAGGCGGGCGGACGTGCGCCGAGCGTATTCACATAGGGAGGATTCGCGGCGATTATGCCGCGGATTATGACGCACGGCGGGGCTGATGGTCTGATAATGTAGATATTGCTGGGATTGACGAGGGCTAGCGTGTGGGATGCGTACCCGCACAAGGCAAGCCCTTGCTCACACGCGGACGGGCAGGCAGGCGCGGGGACGCGCGAAAGGCAGAATTTTGAAAGCAGATTTGCGGAAGGGCGGCGGGGGATGCGGAATTGACCACCTCAGGCGCGCCTACGGGCGAAGGACATATGCCTCCCCGCCCTGCGGGCGTCTCCCCTGCCGGTCAAGCAGGAAGCAAAAACGCGAAGAAAGCAGAACACATAAGCACTATTCCAGAACTCACACGAGTTTCTGGAATTTTTTTATACCCAAAGGGCAGGTCAAAAAAAGGAGGGATAGGCTTGGGCAAAAACAAGGCGCGTACGCCGCCGCCGAACAGAAAACTGACGGACGAGCAGCGCAGAGAGGTTGTACGCAGGTATGTAGAGGAGTACGAGACGGTCAGCGAGCTGGCGCGGGAGTACGGAGTAGACAGGGCGACGATTTACCGAGTGCTGGGCGCGGAGGAGCACGCGGGCAGAATCAAGGCACTGTCGGACGCGAGGCTGGCGCAGGCAAAGATCAGGATTCTCGAACAAGTCCCTGCGGCACTCGACCGCAATGAAGAGATTCTGAACACGAATTACGACCCTGCATTCCAGTATTTGTGGCAAAACGCCATCCGGGATACGCTGGACAGAGCAGGCATCAAGGCGACGAAGGACGAGAAGCAGGATATCAGCATTTCGTTTGCGAGTGGGTTTGAACTGGGCATGCCGGCGGAAGAGGAGGAGTGAGCGTGAGATTTGGTTTTGAGGTCGGTTTGAATGTAGACCAAGACGAGGAACGATTCATCAATGATGAGAAGAGCTTCGTTGAAAATCAGAGATATGACGTGGCTTTTATACACATTTTAAACATGCTCAACAGAAGACGAACCCTGTCGAAGCAAAAGTGGGACATCTATGTATTCTACAAGGACGAAAAGGACATTGCGGAATGTAGAGTGGCAAATCTGCTGAAATTCTATTGTCAGTTCTCTCTCGAGGGGAATGAGATTCCGAATGCGTGCGGGGACAGAATATGTTTTCGGAAAATCGGGGCAGACGATGTCGTGAAATACGGAGGCGCGGACATTGGCGTAATGTATTTCATTGGGCTTCAAAACTTCGAGAAGAGAGAGTTTGAGTATCTGATTACGCGGATTAGGCGGCATGGCGATAACAAGAGGAGCGACATTCCAGCCGTGAAAGGAATTGCGCCGATCGGGGAAATGCCTGAATGGGTTAAGGCGTACGAGAGGGATTTTATCCCGTGAACAGCATCGTCTTTGACTACTGCCCGACCGCCAAGCAGCGGCTGTTTCACGCGAGCAAGAGCAACGAGATTCTGTACGGCGGTGCGGCAGGCGGAGGAAAGAGCTACGCCATCTGCTGGGATGCGTCCATGCGCTGCCTGAAATACCCGGGAACAAGCGCGTATCTGTTCAGACGGACATATCCGGAACTGGAACAGACGCTCATCAAGACGATGCGGATGATTGTGCCGGAGACGCTTGGCAAGTATTACAGCGGCAACCATGAGATGCAGTTTGTCAACGGGAGCGTGGCGAGGTTCTGCCACCTGAGCGACGAGGGCGACACCATCAAGTACCAGGGCGCGGAAATACAGTGGCTGTACTTTGACGAGCTGACGCACTTCAGCGAAAGCATGTACAACTACATCAAGACGCGACTGCGTGCGCCGTTGCGCCTTGGCGTCAAGCCCTGTGTGCGATGCGCGAGCAACCCGGGAGGTCCCGGACACGGCTGGGTGAAGGCGCGGTTCGTGGATTCAACGGACGTCGGGACGCACACGGTGATCAAGGATACGGAGATTACCGGACGCGACGGGCAGAAAAAGACGATGAAATCGGTATGCGAGTACATCCCGGCGACGGTATATGACAACCCGCACATTGATGAGCTGTATATCGCGGAGCTGGAGCAGAAGCCCGACAAGCTGCGGGACGCGCTGCTGCTGGGCAAGTGGGACGCGTTCGAGGGGCAGGCGTTCCCGGAATTTACAAACGACCCTGAGCATTACAAGGACGGGCTGCATACGCACGTCATCGACCCGTTCGACATTCCGCTGCACTGGACGCGGTACGTCAGCTTTGACCACGGCTTTTCACGTCCGTTTTCGTTCGGCGCGTGGGCGGTTGACCCTGACGGCAGGGCATACCGATACAAGGAGCTGTACGGCTGCAAAAAGGGCGAGGCAAACGTCGGCTTGATGCTCACGCCGGGAGAGATCGCGGCGAAGCTGGCGGACTGGCTCGAGCCGGAATTCAGGGAAGGCATTCATATCACGGGCATTGCCGACCCTGCCATCTGGGACGAGAGTCGGGGAACGAGCGTAGAGGAGCAGATCCGCAAGGTCTTTTCCGGCGTCACGTTCCGCAAAGGCGACAACACGCGGATGCCGGGCAAGATGCAGGTGCATGAGCGGCTGCGGTTTGACGAGGACGGGCGACCGATGATGTATGTATTCAGCAACTGCACGGACTTTATACGCACAATCCCGACGCTGTGCTATGACGAACACAAGGTTGAGGACATCGACACGGCGGGCGAAGACCACATCTACGACGAGACGCGATACTTTTTAATGTCAAGACCGCTCGCGCCAAAGATCGTCGCGCCCAAACCGAAGCGGAAAGCGTGGAATCCGCTGGACTAAGGAGGATATATGAGAAAGAGGGATTCCCCGCCGGGGGATATCAGACAGAGCAAGCCGGAGGAATTCGGCGAGCAGCCGCTGTCTCCGGATGAAAAAGCACTTGTAAGCAGGGCATATTCGCTGTTTACGTTTTTCAACGATGAGCTGCGCGGCACACACGAAGCTATGCGTGCTGCACGCATGATGCGCCAATTGCAGCAGGAGGAGCGGAGCTTGACCGCACCGGTCACAAGCACCCTGAACAGCTGCATTGACAACGTCATCGCCGACCAGATCGACAACATGCCGGAAGCGGTCATGGTGCCTGAACGCGAGGAAACGGCGCAGAGCGCGGAAGAGATGAGCGACGTTGTCAGCTATGCCCTGTATCAGGCGGGATTCAGGGGGACGTATCAGACGCTGATGGAGGACGCGGCGGTCACGGGAACGGGTATCGCACAGGTGTTTTGGGACGATGACCTTGAGGACGGCGACGGCATGATCAACGTGCTGGCGTGGCATCCGGAGGACTTCTACCCCGATCCGACGCAGGAGAACATTCAGGACGGACGCGCATGCTTCAAAGTAACGCACACGACGGTTGCGTGGGTCGAAGAGCATTACCCGCACGCACGCGGCTATGTCCGCGCCGACCCCAACAATAACGATACCGATTACAGCCTGCAAAACATCGCGGAGGGCGACGAAGGCGTGATGCTGCTGGAGTTTTGGTATCGCCGATATGACGCGGACAAGCGGCGGTACATGGTGCATATGGCGCAGTTGGCGGGTCACGCGCTGCTGTACAGCACGGAACTGGGCTTTGGCGGCGCGGGAAAGACGGAATACAAGGACGGCGTATACGCGCACGGCAGGTATCCGTTTGTGCTGTACAAGTACAGGAGCGTATGGCGCAAGCCGTTCGGCACGGGGCTTGTACACGACTACTACGGCACACAAAACATGATAGACAGATGCCTCAAGTACATCGACGACAACGCCCGTGAATCGAGCGTGCAGCGGCACTTCATCCGGCGCGGAAGCGGCGTCAATCCGGAAGACGTCGCAGACATGCGCCGCACCATCATCGAGTGGGAGGGTAACGATATTCGCGAGGCGATTCAGACGGTGCAGGCGGCACCGCTGAACGGGCAGGTCTATCAGGCGATGAATTACCTCGTGGACAGCATGAAGCAGGACTGCGGACAGAACCAGTTCAGCCGCGGAGAGGGCGGACTGGGCGTCACGGCTGCGGCTGCCATTCAAGCCCTTCAGGAGGCGGGCGGCAAAACGACCCGCTGGCACACGGAACAATTCAAGAACGCTTTCCGCGAGATGGTCGAGCAGATGCTTTGGGTATTGAGCGACTATCTGGACACGGAACGGAAATTCAGGATCGTCGGCGGATGGGACTCGAGCGGAAATATGAAGGACAAGCTCGTGCAGCTCATCGCGCCGATGCGAGACAACGGCAGACTGCCCAAGCCCGCGTACACGGTGCGCGTGCAGGTGCAGAAGAACAATCCCTTGCAGGTACAGGCAGACAACGAATTCCTCTTGCAGGTTGCGCAAATCTGCGGACAGGCGGGTCAGGCACTGCCGCCCGAATCGGTCATTCGCCTGATGGAGGGATACAGGACAAAGTCGAGCGTGCTGCGCATGGTCGAAGAGAACAGCGCACAGCAGGCACTCATTGCTCAGATGCAGCAGCAGATTGAGCAGCTGACCAACCAAAACACGGGCATGCAGGCGGTCATCGGCGAGTACAAGAACATGCTCGCGACGCCGGCACAGCTTGAAGCCAAGCAGCAGGAGGCGGACTATAACCCGATGCTGCAAGCAACCAAGGACGCCGAAAACGGCTGACAACGCGGAAAGGCGCGATAAGGAGACAAACACATGGATGAACTTAAAAACACGGTCGATATGACGCAGGAGCTTGCGGACGACGCGCAGGCGGGACAGGAGGTCACCCTTAGCGACCTTATGGACAATCTGACGGGCGGGGCGCAGGCGGAAACGGAAGAAACGGCTGAACAGACGGGTGACGGCGACCCGGAAACACAAGCGCAGCCCCAGACGGAGGACAAGGACAAATTCGGACGGCGCATCGCATCGGCACTGGCAAACCAGAAGCGGGGATTTCAGAAGGATATTGACTTCTCGGCGCGGGTGCATGGCGCGGCGGGCGACATGACGGACGATGAGATCACGGAGGCGCTCAGGGACTATCAGGCACGCAGGATCGCCGAGAGCGACACCGACATCAGCCCGAAAGCCGCACGCAGAATCGTCGAAGCGCAGGAGAGAGCCAACCAGAGCCGAGCAGACAATCCGCAGATGGGACAGGCGGAGGCAGAGGTGCAGAGCCTCTACGCCGACGGCTGGACGGTGGAAGAGCTGCTGGTGCTGACGACTGACGCGGAGGTCAAGAGACAGTTCGCGGAGGGCATGAGCCTGCGAAAAGCAGCCAAGATGTATTTGCAGCGGCAGCAGACCAAGCCGCCGCAGACACCCAAGCGGGGCGTGCCGACGGCGAAGACAGCCGGATCGGGCGCACCGCCGGACGATAACGCCATTGCCAACATGACAGACGCGGAGTTTGATGCGTTCCAAAAACGCGCCGAACGCGCCGCCATGGAGGGCAAGCGCGTGAAATTTTAAGGAGTAAGAGATATGGCATATACCAATACCAATACCAACATGACCAACAGCACCGGCTTGACGCCGGGCATGCAGACCTATTACAACCGCACTTTGCTCAAGGTTTTTGAGCCGAATCTCGTTCATTTGCAGAACGCGGACGTATACCCGATGCCGCTGAACAACGGCTTGATTCAGAATTTCCGCAAGCTCATCCCGCTTGAGGGAAGCACGACCCCTCTGAGCGAGGGCAACCCGGGCGACAGCGTCATGTACAGCGAGATTGCCGTCACCGTTCAGCTCAATCAGTACGGTCAGTACGCCCGCACCACGGACAAGCTGGACATGAGCCACATGGACTTGACGCTCGACCGCAAGGTCAAGATGATGGGCGACGCGGGTGCGCGAAGCATCGACACGCTGGTGCGCGACGAGCTGGCGACCTGCACCAACGTCATTTACGCAAACGGCAAGACCAGCCGCGCAACGCTGACGCCTGCGGACAAGCTCACCAACAAGGAGATTCGCCGGGCGGTCAAGATGCTCAAGAAGAACCTTGCCAAGCCGTTCAATGGCTACTACATCGCCATTATCGGTCCGGATACGGTGTATGACTTGCAGGAGGACGAGGCGTTTATCGCGGTCAGCAAGTATCAGGACAAGGAGAACATCTACAGCGGAGAGGTCGGCAGACTGTTCGGCGTGCGCTTCATCGAGACCACGCAGGCAAAGATTTTTGAAAAGGCTGGCGCATCGAGCGCGGATGTCGCAAGCATCATCGTACTCGGTCAGTATGCCTACGGCATCACGAGCTGGAAGGGCGCGAATCCGCGCGTCATCGTCAAGCCTGTGGGCAGCGCGGGCACGGATGACCCGCTCGACCAGATCAGCACGGTCGGCTGGAAGATGGACGGCTTCGGCGTGAAGCTGCTTCAGCCGGAATTCGCGGTGCGCATCGAGACAGGCTTTACGGCTTAACACTTGGGGGGCGGGGCGTTCGCCCTGACCCCTTTTCTTTGATTTAGAAAGGAGAAATATCATGGCAATCAATACGACTTCGAGCATCGCGAAAGCGAGTACGGTGCTGCTCGGCAAGTGCGAAAAAACCAAGGAAAACATGAAGCAGCTGATGCGCGACGCGGGCTGCGAGACCTACAAGAACGTCAAAACGATGATTCCGCTCATCCCCGGAAGTGGAGATGACGTTGTGTATGTGGGAATGAACGGCGTGAGCTTTTACTTTCTGCGCGGCAAGACGGTTGATGTTCCCGAGCCGCTGGTCGAAATCATGACCAACTGCGGCGTGATTTAAGGGAGGTGTAGCCCATGACGCTCAGCCAGATCATCGCGCAAGCCCTGCGGCAGCTGGGGGAAGACCCGCAGGACGTGAGCGAATATGAGGAAGCATTCAAGGTATACGCGAACATGGGCTATGACATCGCGGTTCGCGAATATCTCAAGCCCAGAAGGGAAATGTGTCTGGACATCGACGGTAACGGACGCGCGCCGGTTGTCGGGGTCATCGTAAACAGGGTCATCCGAATGACGGACGAGGACGGGCGGGACGTCGCCTTTGATTTGGCAGGGGACGGAAGAAGCCTTACCGTATGGCGGGACGACCTGAAGGGAAAGACGCTGCGGGCGTTATGCGAGGTCAGTTTCCCACCGATGGAGGACGGGGAGGACGAGCCGCTGCTTCCGGCATACGCGCACGCGGCACTGTCGGACTACATCTGTTACCGCCATCTGTCCAGCGGCAACCTCGCCAAGCAGAGCCGCGCGCAGTTTTACCAGAACAGTTTCTATCAGGAGATGAACCGCATCCGTCCGCAGGGCATGGGAAGCGTGACGCGGATGCGCAACCTGTATGAAGCGACGGACGTGAGGTATCGCAGATGAGCATCAGCGACAGCGATTACGAAGGAAAATTCACCATCCCCACGCCCAAGGGCATCTATCAGGCGGCGGGCGACACGAACATCAACGCGGACTACGCCTACCGGGCGCAGAACATCCGGACGGAGCGCGGGCTTCTGGCATCGGCATACGGCACGAGCCGCGCCTTTCCGTCGCTGGGGGCGCAAATCAAGACGCTGACGCGGTTTTACAGGCGGTCAAGACCGGACGACGCGGACGTATACGTCGCGGCGGCAGAGGGCGCGATTTACACCTACACGCTGGGAACAGAGGGCTGGGTCAAGCGGTCGGAGGGATACAAGAGCGACGAATGGAGCAGCGTCACCTATGAAGCGGCGGACAGCGGGCAGACGGTGGACATTCTGATTCTTTCCAACGAAAAGGACGGGATGATTGCGGTATACGGCAACGACCTGCGGGTAGAGAAGAAGACGCTGACCATCGGCGACGCATACAGCGAGGTGAAGTTTGCCGTGCTGGGGCGGCACGCGGAGCGCATATGGGGAACGGGCGCGGTGGGCTATCCGGACAGCGTATTCTACTCACGACCCTACGACCCGTTCAACTGGACGGACGTGCCGGAGACGCCCGAGCTGGGCGGCGGCGTCATCAACCAGCCGACATGGGACGGGGACGCATTCATATCGCTTGAGCCGTTCGGCGGGTATCTGCTGGCGGTCAAGGAGCGGACAATCTTCGAGATACGCGGGACAGACCCGAGCAGCTTCACGATTACGGAGGCATACGGCACAGACGGTCCGGTGGAGGAACGCACCATCTGCACGGACAGGACGAGCATGCTGTACCTGTCGCAGAGCGGCATCGGCTTATACGACGGAAGCACGCTGCGGCTGCTCAGCCGGGACGCGCTGTATGAGACGATGCGGATGAGGATGGACGGGATGGACGGCGCGGCGCGGGCGTGCATATGCGACCACGTCTACTATCTGGCGATGTGCGTCAGGGAAAGCGAAAACGAGACGCTGACGGAAAACAACACGGTCATCGAATACGACACGGAGCGCGGAACGTTCATGCTGAGGAAGGGCATCCGCGTCAAGGACTTTTTCGCGATAAACGGCAGGGTCTACTACACGCAGGCGGAAAGCCCGTACGAGGTCTTGCTTTACAACGCGAGGGAGAACGAGGGAAGCTATCTGGATATGCCGATGGAGTGCATATGGGAAACGCCGTGGCTGGACTTGGGCAAGGCGTACATGAAGAGGGACTACCTGCTGCGCTTTACGGCGGACGCGGACGAAAATGACCTGCCGCTTGAAATCACGATAAAGACCGAGAAGCGGGAAAAGACGCGGACGGTGCTTTTGCAAAGGGACAGGCGGGACTATCGGGTTAAGATTCAGATTGCGGGCGTTCGGATGAAGCTGAAGATTCGCAGTCACGCGAAGCCTGCCGGATGGCGAATCTACGGCGGGGTTCAGGTGGAATACAGTTTGGACGAGGTGTAAGGATGGCATTCAAGCAGCCGAGAGTGCCGCAGGAGAGCGGCAGACTGGCGGAATACGTCAGGAATCTGGGGATGTTTCTGCGCGATTTCTGCATGGCGAGCTGGAACGCGGACAGGATGAAGGACGCGGAAATCGAGAAAATCAAGAAGCGGCTGGACGCGCTCGAAGGGAAGTGAAGAAATGGCAAGAAGCAGCACGACGGAGACCTACCAAAGCTCGAACAGCACGAGCAAGGAACACAGCAAAACAGACAGCAGGCAGGACACGACCAGCCAAAGCACATCAAGCAGCCGGCAGGACAGCACCAGTCAGAGCAGCTCGACATCGCAGAGCACGAGCAAGAACGTTCTAGATAAGGAGCTGATGAACCAAATCCTTTCAGGACTGATGGGCACGATGACGGATGAGCAGATTACGCAGTTCGCGGAGAACCTGCTCAGACCGCAGCTCAACGCCGGACTGGAGGAAGCACAGCAGAACTACGAAACGACAAAACTGAGCAAGGAGCAGGAGATTGAAAACCTCGCTGCCAACCTGACGCGGAGCATCGACGAGCAGAACGCGGCATACCGCAGGAGCGCGGCGAACGTGGAGACGGCGGCATTGAACCGAGGCATGGGGCGGAGCAGCTACACGATGCAGACGCTCGCCAATCAGGGAAACGCGCTGGCAAAAGCCGTACAGCAGCTCACGGAGGACAGCGGGCGCAAGAGCCAGCAGATTCAAAACCAGATTACGCAGGCGGCACAGCAGAACAGCCAGACGCAGGGAAGGCTGAACAGCGACTACGCAAGCCAGCTCGCGGCGAAGGTGCAGGAGCTGAAAGAGAACCAGCGCAGGGAATGGAACAGCAACTATCTGACGGCGATTTCCTCGGCGATGGGACAGCAGACAACGGGAAGCCAGCAGACGGCGGGCAGCCAGACGAGCATCGGAAGCCAGCAGACGACGGGAAGCCAGCAGACAGCGGGCACGAGCGAAACGACGGGCGAAAGCAGCACGGAGAGCAGCGGAACGAGCGTATCGACGACGACGAGCAGGGGAAGCGGAAGCTCGAGCAAAAAAACGTACGCGCAAAAGGGCGGGTACAACAGCACAACGTACAGTAAGACATAAATCGGAGGGACGCACATGGCGCGAATGCAGGGTTTCGGCAGGAAACGCGAAGAGGAAGAGCGGAAGCGGGCACAGCAGCAGGCGGCTGCGGACAACCCGCAGAATTCGGCGGTCATCCGTGGGCGCGAGCATGCCAAAGAGACGGCAGGCGCGCTGAAGCAGACCGGACACAAGGTCGTAGCCGAGCAAAAGGTCAATCCCGTTGAGCAGACGGCAGGGAAGACCAACGCCCAGCTCTTGGCGGACTATGACGCGGAAATGGCGGGGCGCGACGGAATGGCGATGGGCATGACGCCCAGACGCGACCTCGGCACGCGGGATATTGAGGTTGACTTTTCGACCATCAAGGACAACAAGCAGGCGGCATATTTTGCCGGGACGCTGGCAAGCGAAGACGTTGCCGAAGAATTCCTCAAGGACTGGGCGGCGTACAGCAATCAGGACAAAGACGAGGTGCTGTACAACGCTGAGGGGCTGCTGGGGGACAAGCTGTTCGCCGCGCCGCGAAGCGAAAAAGGCAAGAACGCGGCAAAGGCAGACGCCGCGATGCAGACGCTTGCTTCCGGGCTGGTGATGGACGCGGACGGCAACGACATGGATTTGTCGAGCGCAAGCCTGCCCATGGTCATTCAGAGCATTCGCGCCGACCCCGACAGCAGCAGCCGAAAGAAAAAGGTCAAAGCCCTTTACGAGCTGACGCAGACGCCGGACAACCCGTACTCCGGCTTGACGTTCGACGAGGACGAGGCAAACAAGTTCCTTTACAGCGCGGACTGGGACGACAAGGCTTATACGGATGCCGTAGACGAGTACCAATCCGCGTTTTATGCCGGAAGCGGGCACGACGAAGACAACCTCAAGAAGTATCTTGAGCTGGTGGCGAGCATCAACGAAGGAGACGAGCTGAATGAGGTCGCCTACTCCAAGCGGCAGAGCCGAAGCATGCGTGCGGCACTTGACAAGGCATGGGCAAGCGCGACGGGGCTGCCTGCGCCGACGGACGAGGACATCGCGGCGTGGAATGAGCTTGACCAGACGGCGCAAGCGGAGGGTAAAAAGGCAATCCCCTTCTTCACATGGCTCTTCGGCGACAAGGATCGGAAAGCCGAAAAGGAGAGCGCGAGGGAAAGCGCACAGCCCGAGCAGGCAAGCACCCTTGACCAGATTGCAAGCACAGACGGCGTTAAGCAGGCGGCGCTGACGGCATCGACCGCGCCGGGCATCGCCTTGCCGCAGGAGCAAAGCAAAGACAGCGGAAGATGGATAAATCAGCTTCAGGAGACAGCGGAGGGAACGCCCGCTCAGGCTGAGGAACAGGCACAGACGGCAGAGGGAACGCGCTGGTTTGACCAGATTTATGAGCGCGAGACCCCTGCGCCCATCGCACAGAGGGAGAGCGCGGGAACGCCCGGCGAAGCCCTTGCGATGTATCTGCGCGGTGAGCCGCTGACGCAGGAAGAACACGAATGGCTTGACGGCATACTGAGCAGCAACGGCGGCAAGCTGCTACTGAATCAAAAGGAATACGTCGGCGGCACATTGACGAACGGGATGGACTACCGCGCCAAGCCGCTTTACGCGCAGGGTGCGATTCCCAGCGACGTTGGAAGCTGGATACAGCAAGACCTCGACATTTTGCAAAGCGGTCTGCTTGACGACGCGACCGCCGGAGCGGGCTACCTCGCGCTGATGCAGATCATCAACGACGCGGACGCATGGATTGAGAGCGGAGAGGTCAGCATCCCCAGCGGCAAAAACCTGTACAACGTCTACCTCAGCACGCACGACAGCGCAAAAGCCGTATCGCAGAGCATCCGCGAGGCGCAAAAAATCGTCATCGAACAGCAAAAAAGCGCGGTGCAGGCGCAGAAGCAGGCGGAAGAGGAAGCGAATCAGAGCCTTGTCAACGCGGTGACGGCAGGAACGGCGACACCGGAGCAAATCGACGAATACTATGACCGCTACCACCGCAATCAGTATACGGTGCTGGAGCTTGAAAACCGCGACGAGGGCTACCGCATCTTTGACCGCAACCTGAGTAACGTGCTGAACGCGGACGACGGCGCATACTGGTCGTCGGACAGCGCGGCGGCGCAGGAGGGACTTGAGGGCGAGGCGCGCACGGAATTCCGCGAAGTGCTGGCGGACGAGGCGCAGAGCGTGCTGCACGAGTACGCGGACATCGCAAACAGTCTCGGCATGACGACGCAGGAGTATTTGGAGAAGTGCGGCATCACCAGCCCTGACCAGATTGCGGACATGGCATACAATCGCATGGTCAGGCGCGGCAGCGCGTTTTTGAGCAGCGAAACGGCGCAGGCGGGACTGACCTCGCCGGAGGACAACGCGGCGACCATCGGTGTGCTGCCTGCGGCAGGCGCGGGCGCGGCATACGGCGTACTCAGCACGGCGGACAGCCTTGCCAGCGCACCGTACAACATGCTGGACGCGATGGCGTACAAGGCGAACGTCAATAAAATCCGAAGCGATTACAACGGCAAATACGGAATCAACGGACGCGCCATCTACCGCGAACAGCTTATCCAGTACGCCAACAGCGGCGAATTGAGCGAAGAGCAGAGCGCGGCACTGCTGCAAAACATCGGGCAGGTCAGCGACATCTACGACATCGGCTACAAGATCGACAACGGCTTTATCGGCAACGGATATCGCGCATTCATGGGCGCGATGGACAACGCCCAAAAGGGGCTGACGGATTTCGCGTCGCTGGGCAACGAGTTTGAGCAGAATGTGTTCAGCGGCTCGGCAAGCATCGCGGGAAGCGCAACGGGCATGCTGGCGGTCGGCGCACTGGGCGCGGCGGGAACGCCCGCCATGGCTGCGTCTGCGGCAATCTACGGCACGCAGGCGTGGAACGACAATTACGAGGCGGCTGTAAGCAGCGGACTGAGCAAGCCTACGGCGGCGGCTCTCGCCATGGGACCGGCGGTCATCAGCACGGTCATCAATGCGCCGGGCGCGGAAATGGAGGGCGATTTGCTTGGCGGGCGCAGTCTGCTTGAGCAGCAGCTTGCCAAGCAGGACGCGCTCAAGACCCTGACGCTGAGAGGCAAATTCGCTGAATACGCTAAGGCTCTGGCGCACGACATCCCGAAAAACGCGGTGCAGGAGGGCACGGAGGAGCTTGCGGAGGACGCGGCGACCAACCTGTACAACGCGATGCTCTACCCCATTGCCCTGAAAATCGACGCGGGCGAAAAGCCGCAATTCAGCGATGTTTTGGCGGGGCTTGCGTCGGTTGACCCCGCCGAGATGATCGCCAGCGGCGGCAAGAGCTTTGTAGGCGGCGCGGCGGCAAGCGTCGTATTTACGCTGGCGGGCTATACGGGTATGGCGATTCGGCGCAAGCTACCGGGGTATCATCTGCCTGCCGTCACGCTCAGTCAGAAGATGATGGACGGGACGGCGGACGTTACGCCGGAAAACCTTGCCGAGGTGACGGAGAGCCTTGCCGACGCGCTGCAAAACCCCGAAGTGGCACAGGCGGTCAACGAGACGGCACAGCAGGCGCAAGACGCACAGAACACGGCTGCGGCGGCAATGGCGGGCGTAGGCGCGGAGCACTTTGAGGAAGGCAACACGCAGGTACGCATGCAGCAGGAGGCGCAGACGGCAGCGGACGCGGCGCAACAGGCGGCGGACGCGGCGAAAAGCGAATTTGAAGCGTACAGCGACGCGGTCATGGCGGGCGACATTGATAAAATCAAGGACATGCAGCAGGCGCGCGTGCGCATGGGCGAAAACCAGAAGACGGCGAACGAGTACGCCGACACCGCCCGAAAGCACAAGGCGGCGGCAGAGGACGCCTACGCCAAGGGACTGGACGAGGCGCGAAAGCGCGGCGCACAGATCAGCAAGGAACAGAACGCGCAGACGGTCGCACAGTGGCAGGCGGAGATGGAGACCATGAGCCGGATTGCGGACATTGACGCAGAGATGGACGCCATGCGCCAGAGCTACGCCGACGCGGAGACGATGGGGCTTGACGAGGACGTCAAGCAGGCAATCGAGAGCCGCATAGACGAGCTGCGACGGGAGCGCGTTGAGATTGCAGAGCCGGGAATCGAAGAAGCGACGCAGACGCGCGAGCGGCTTGAACAGGGGCTTGCACAGGCTCAGGAGCTGGGGCTTGACGAGGACACGCGCGCCGAGATGGAGCGTCAGGTCGAGCTGGCGCGTGCGAAGGAGCGCATCTACACGCAGAGCCGGAGCGACTGGGAGCTTGAGGAGACGCTGTACCCGAACGAGACAGGCAGCAGCAAGACGACGTACGTCAACAACGCAAAGCCTGACGCAAGGTACGCCAATCCGGACGCTGAGGTGCAGCTGACGGGTGGAGCGGAACAAGCGTCGTCCGGCATCGCGCAGGAAGAAAACCGCGCCGCATCGGACGGGCGACCGGGCAAGACGGTTGTCAGCACGACATTTGAGGAGCAGTACGCGCCGGAGCTGAAGACAATGGACACCATTATCAAGGCGGGCAGACAGGCAGAGGCACTTGCGCAGGCACTCAAGGACGGAGACCCCGTCAGCGCAAAGCGAATCGAACAACTGCAAAGGGACTTAAACGAAAACCTGAGCAAGCTCGACGACAACGCGCTGAACGTGTTTGCTTCGGAGGTAAACGATGCGCTCCGCCAAATCGGAGAATTAGAGATTGAGACCGACGCGGCGCGAGAGCGCGACAATGCAAGGCTCGAGGCGGACTATGAGCGATACATGAGCCAAGCGGCGCAGAAAGAGCTTGATAAAGAGACATACGATGCGCTAAAGGGCGTGGAGCAAACCATGCGCAGTCAAAAGGTCTATATCAACGATTCGCAGGCGGCGGACATCCTAAGCATGACGGGGCTAAAGACGATTTCGCGGGTCAACGCCGCTTATGGGACGCGCTTTACGCAAAACAGAGCCGACGGCGCAATTCCGCTGGACGGTCAGTTTTACGTCGGGCTGGCGCAGAAAAGCGGCGGTTACATGGACGCGGCAAGCCTTAATCCGCACGAGGACATCATGCGTGCGCTGATGGAGCGCAAGCAGTCGTATCGTGAGATGCACCAAAAGGTCGAAGAGCCGAAGGACAGGGCGCAGATTCGGCGCGCGGCAAAGGCGGTCATGGAGGGCGACGTCGGCAGGAGTGCGCAGGGTGAACAGAGGCGGACTTACCGCGGGGTTGAGGTTGAACAGGCGGAAGGGAAGAGCAAAAAAGACAACAACATCGTCAAGACCGTCAAAAAACTTGCGCAGGATATCGGCGTAGGCTCGACGCTGGGCGCAAGGAACATGAGCGAAGCGCAAGGCGGACACGGATTGTATCGCGACGCGATGCGATACATGGCGACGGACGCCGTGAGCGCAGGGCGCGTAGACATCAACATGCACGAGATCGGACACGCCATCAGCGAGCGGACGGGCATCACCGGAACGCCGGAGATGGTCGAGGCGTTGAAAGCCGAAAACGCATCGTGGGAGCAGAACTACACGGACGCGGAGATGGCGGGAGAGGCGATGGCTGAATTTACGTGGCGATACATGGTCAGCGACGAGGCGGCGAAGGAGTTTGCGGGAGAGGGATTTTTCGCGCAGTTTGAGCAGGCGGTCGCGGACGCGGGCATGGAGAAGCCGATTGCCAAAGCCAAGACGGATATCCGGAATTACCTGAACGCCAGCTTCAGCGAGCGGGTCAGAGCGATGGTCGTAGACAGAAGCGACATCAAGAGCAATGAGAAGCTGGACGAGGCGTTTCTCTATGCGCTCGTGGACAGCACCGCGCCGGCAGAAAAAGCGAACAAAATCATCCGCGACGCGACAGGGGAAAAGGTCGTCGCGTTTGAGGACAACCTGCGGGAGAGTGCGCTGCTGCGCAATACGGCGGACAAGCGGGCATACGCACAGCTGACGGAGTCCCTGACAGACGTTCGCGGAACGCGCATCGGCGACAGTCTCAAAGAGCGCATCAAGGAATCCGGCTTAAAAGGCAAGGATTTGCAGGAATGGCTCAACTGGATGCTCGTCAAGCACAGCCTTGACCGCGACAAACAGGGCAAGCCCGTATTGGACAACAACACATACCCGCGAGCGGAGAGGCTGGCATACATCCAGCAGACGGAGCGTGCGCACCCCGAATTCGCCAAAGCGCAGAAGGCATTCCAGAGCTTTAGGCACGATTTCATGCAGGTGTGGATGGTCGATACGGGCTATCTCAAGGCGTGGCAGCTTGAGCAGTTTGAAGCGATGTATCCGAGCTATGTGCCGACCAACCGCGTCAAGGACAACGCACCGGTCGGAAGCAGCCGGAGCGGCGGGGGGAAGACCTACACCATCCGCGGCGCAAAGGGAAGCACGGAGCAGATTGTGTCGCCTTTTGACAGTTTTTGCGAAATGACGCAGAAAATCGTGCGGATGAACATGGAAAATCAGACAAACCTGCTGTTTGACCGCCTGTACAAGGAGTATGAGGGCTTCGGTGTGCTGGGACGCCCCATCGAGCAGACAAGCGGAACGTTCAGCGACGAGCAGACGCTGACGCGGATGGAAAGCGCGAGAGAGAGTCTGCAAAAAGGCAACGTCAGCGAGGACGTCATGACGGATATTCTGCTGGGCATCGACGCGGACAGGGCAAAATTTGTCGGCACGGCGAACGAAAACAACGTCATCACAGTACAGCATCCGGACGGAAGCAAGACTTATTACACCATCACAGACCCGCTGTTTTACAAGATGATGACCAACGCGACGGACAACGGAAAATCAATTTTCAACGTGCTTGGCAAGGCGACGCATGCGATGAGCGCGTTGACGACGGGCAGCAACCCTGTTTTTGCCGCACGCAACTTTTTGCGCGACTTTCAGAGCAGTGTGAATTATGGCACATGGGCAACCAGCTATGCGGACGGGCTGTATAAATGGGTGAAAGCCGTACATGAGATTTTGACTGACAAGGATTCCTACAAGGACTATGTCGCGCTGGGCGGCGGCGGCTGGACGCGAGTATCTACGGGCGACGCCAAAAGCGCGAAGGAGATACGCGGAGCGGTCTTTGACAACGGCAAGTGGAAGGACAACTACGAGACACAGACGCTCGGCGGCAAGGGGAAATGGGCTGGCAAAAAGCTATGGGAGTTTGCGACACTGGCGTACCCGAACGAGGTCATCGAGCAGGCAAGCCGATTCGCCGAATATCGGTATGGCAAGCACGACCTGACGACGGACACCGGCAGAGCCGAAGCCTTCCGCGCGGCGCAGGATGTAACGGTCGATTTCAGCCGCAGGGGAGCAAGCGGCATCGCAAGGAACATCAGCGACATCGTGCCGTTTTTCAACGCGAGTTTGCAGGGCACATACCGCACGGCGCGGCAGGGGACAAAGCAGGAGAGCGGACAGGCGGCAAAGCGATTTGTCAAAACACTGCTCAATACAGGCGCGTTGGTCGCGCTGGCGAATGCGGCGCTGCTCGGCATGGACGACGAGGACAAAGAGGCGTTCATGTACATGAGCGACGACCTCAAGAGCAAACACATTTTCCTTCCGAACTTTGCGCCCGGTGTGTTCGGAGATGCGCCGCTCATCCGCATTCCCGTCGAGCAAGACCCCGTCGCATACGCGGTCAATTCGCTGATGACGAACGTCCTGTGGAAAGGCGAGGGCGACGAGTGGGCGATTGATTTCACGGCATCCATGGCGACGATTGCGGACGGACTGTACCCCATCAGCGGCACGATTGCTGACCCGATACTCTCCATGCAGACGAATAAGAATTGGTATGGCAGCCGCATCGTACCAAGCTATATGGAAAATTGGGATCCGTCTACGCAGTACACGGAAGACACGGCAGGGCTGTTTGTTTTGGTAGGCAGAGCCATCGGCAAAAGCCCGATGATGCTGCAATATGTGGCACAGCAATATACGGGCTATCTCGGTCAGGTCGTCATTCCGGCGATGAGCGACATGGACGCAAGCAATCCGGCGACGGCACTCTTCAGCTCGACAGTGGCATACGCACGCAAACAGCTCACCAGCAACCCGCTTGTGAGCAACGACGTTGTAAGCCGCGTATACGACAACAGCAGCTTCTTGACGACGGTGGTCAAGGCGGGCGAAAACGGCAAGGAATTTAACATGCTGCGCGGCGACCTGACACCGAGGCAGGCGCAAAAGGCATATGACGTTGCCTACGACCTGACGCACAAGGGCGGCGTACTATACGAAGCGAAGCAAGCCATCAGCGAGGGGTATGAGCAAATCGACGCCATCAATGGGCGGGACGACCTGACGGACGAGCAGAAATACGAGCTGACAAATAGCATCCGCATGAGGATGTGCCGCCTTGCGCTGAAAGCGAACGAGGTGTATGCCAAGTATGAGGAGCTCTACGTCACAGGCGAATCGCTGGGGTCGCACATCATCAAGCAGGCATACGGCGGCACGACCATCAAAAAGCAAAAGTAAGGAGGGGCGAAGATGATTCACGCGAGTTTTGACGACAGAAGCCACAAGAGCGCGGCGATTGCGGGCATTTACCAATACGACACGGGACAGCGGCTAAAGATGCACGGGCTGCCGTCGCCCAGGGAGCTGGCGGAGAGGGACGACTTTCTATCCGGAGACGCGGTGACGGTGCAGGCGCAGTACGGGTTTGTCGGGGACAGCCAGACGGAAACGCGGATGGCGAGCTACGACGAGGGAAGCGGATGCTGGACGGCGGACATTCCGGACATATACCTGACCCGAAGCAGTACGGTGAAGGTGTTCGTATACGTCGGCTACGGCGCGGCGGAGGGCGCGGGACGGTCAAAGACCTGCTACGAGGGGAGCTTCACGCCCGTCAGCCGCCCCGCGCCGGGGACGCAGGTCACGCCGGAGCAGACGAACGCATGGGACGCGCTGGTTGCGGAAGTGAACCTGACGCTGGCGAAGATGAACACGGCGGTATCGGGCGCGAACGCGGCGGCGGAAACCGCAGGCACGGCGGCGAAAGCGGCGGACAAGGCGGCGGGCGGCGCGGAGAGCGCGGCGAAAACCGCAGGCGACGCGGCGGGAAGCGCAAGCAGCGCGGCGGAAGCCGCAAATCAGGCGGCAAAAGCGGCGAACACAGCGGCGGCAGGCGCGAACACACAGGCGGAACACCTGCAAAACATGGTCGTACAGGCGGCGACGCGGGAATACGGCAGCGGAAGCACGGCGAGCCTGACAGACGACGGAGAGAAGAAAGTCCTTTCGCTGGGGCTTGAGCGGGGCATGCCGGGCAGGGACGGCGCAAAGGGCGACAAAGGCGAAAAGGGCGAAAAGGGCGACACGGGGACGGCGGGCGTGACCTTTCAGCTTGTCGGCACGGTGCTGACCATCACGACGGTGTGAGGGTGAAGGCATGGCAAAGAAAATTCCTGCATTCAGCTACACGGGCGCATACCGGACGCAGAGCGACGGGAGATACTGGTACATTCTGCTGCTGACAAGCGGCACGCTGACCTTTCAGTACGCCAAGAGCGGCGTGGACGTGGGCTGCGTGGGCGGCGGTGGGTCGAGCGCATGCCACCTGCAAACGGCGAACACGGCGGGCGGAAGCGGCGGAGGCGGCGGGTACATCGCAACCGGCACGACGGCAATCGCGGCGGGACAGGGCTACGCGGTGAGCATCGGCGAAGGCGGGGCTGTTCCGGCGGTATGGCTGGCGGGCAGCAACGGCGGGGCGACGTCGGCTTTCGGCATTACCGCACAGGGCGGCAAGGGCGCGGGCGCGCTGGGCTGGAAGGACAGCGGCACGCCGGGCACGGGCACCGGCGCAGGCGGAACAGGCGGCAGAGACACGCACATCGCGGGCACGCAGGGCGAAAACGGGCAAGACCTCTTTGGGTTGGGGTTATACGGCGCGGGCGGCGGCGGCGGAGGCGGCGGCTGGGCGACAGCGGGTGGAAGCGGCGGCGCAGACGGAGGCGGCGCGGGCGGCAAAGGCGGCATGCCGGGCACGGACGGCGCAGACGGCACGGCGGGAGCGGCGAACACGGGCGGCGGCGCAGGCGGTCCGGGCGGCGGATATGTGGACGAGGACAGCCGCTACAACAGCAAGGGCGGTCAGGCGGCGGCAGGCGGAAGCGGCATCGTCATTCTGCGGGGAACGCAGGACGATTTGATTCCGGTGGTTTTTAACGGAACACAGCTGAGCGAGCTGTACTTTAACGGCGTAAAGGTGACAAGCCTCATTTACAACGGGGCAAGGCTGTTTATACGGGAGGTGAAACGATGTTTTGCGCATCAAGCGGTCAAATTGTGCTGACGGCGGGGGACACGGGCGTGATCGGGTTCGAGGCGGCGGAGGGCGGCTACATCCCGACGGAGAACGACCGCGCAATCTTTACCGTTCGGGACAAGGTCGGCGGACGCAGGCTGATTGAAAAGACGGTTCAGCCGGACGCGCAGGGCGTGACGCGCGTTCCCTTCATGGCGGAGGACACGGCAAAGCTCAAGCCGCGCGGCTATGTTTGGGACATCCGCTTCGCGCTGGAGGCGAAAGAGGACGGGAGCGGGAACGTGACGGAATACAGGGAAATGATTACGCCGATGGAGCCGGGCGTTCTATGGGTGCTTCCGGCGATAGGAGAGAGCAGATGAGCGAAAAAATCAAATTGCAGATTCGGAATTTTCGCGGCGAGAAGGGCGAAAAGGGTGACAAGGGCGACGCATTCACCTATGCGGACTTTACGCCTGAACAGCTGGAGGGACTGACGCGCGGCATTGCGCAGGAAGCAGCTGGAAAAGCCGAGCAGGCTGCCATGGAAAGCGTCAGGCAGGCGACGGACGCGGCGGCGCAGGCGGCGGTGAGCGCATCCGGCGCGGAGAGCGCAAGGACGGCAGCGGAAAAAGCCCAAAAAGCGGCAGAGAGCAGCGCGGGCGGCGCGGCGGGAGAAGCGCAGAAGGCGCAGACGAGTGCGGCACAGGCGGCAAGCAGCGCGGCATATGCGGCAGAAGCAGGCATAGCGGCGGGAGAAGCGCAGAAGGCGGCAGAGAGCGCGAAAAGCGCGGCGGCGGTTTCCGCATCGCTGGCGCAGGAGAGCGCGGCACAGGCGGCAGGGAGCGCGGAGAGCGCAGACAGCGCAAAGACGGCTGCGGCGCAGAGCGAGCAGAGAACGGCGGCATCGGAAGCGAACGTCGCGCAGGCAGAGGAACGCATCAACAAGACGGTTTCCGGCGCGGTGGAAGCGGTCGCGGCGCAGGAGACGAAATCCGTTCAGACGGTCGCGGCAGAGGGCGAACGGGTGCTGGGGACGATTCCGCAGGATTATATGGCGGCGGTCGGAGAAATCGACGCGCTCAAAAAAAGCAAAGCGGAGATTGACGACACCGCCATAGACGGCGATACATGGAGCAGCAAGCATATTGCGGACATGCTCTGCCCCAAGGTCGAGAAAAGCGGAACACTTGTACAGATGGACGGGATGCTCGGGGGATATCCGCTGGGCGTGACGGTATCGTGGACGCCGGCGCAGGAGGGGAGCGGCGACCCGTCGCCGGAGAACATCCGCCCGATTCAGGGCAGAGACAGCGTAAGGGTCGAGCGGCGGGAAGACGATTTAGCTTACACGCTCACCCTCCCCTCTACCGTCTATGGCGGCGAAGTGGATGCGGTAACTGGAGAGGGGCAGAGAGAGTGGCGGTGTATAACGATAACAGGACGAGAGCCGTGTCATATTTATTCAACGCTCTTCTATGTTGACTTCTATAAAATGGATTCTTTTGTGGCAGAGTCTACGATCGGTTCTAAAAACGGCAAATGCAGTCATTACCCATATCAATTATACGGAGAAAATGGATTTATAGGAATAACACTTGATGGCGATGCTGTGGTTTATAGTCCGGGGGGAAAATATCCAAGTACGAATGACGGACTGAGGGAATGGATGGATTATCTCGCCGCCCAGTACGCCGCGGGTACTCCAGTACAAGTTGTATACCAGCTTGCCGACTCCGTTCCCTTCACCGCCACTGGCGGCGCGACTATCCCTTCACTCTCCGGAACAAACACTGTCCTGACCGACGCGGACAGCGTAACGGTGACGGGCAGAGCCGACCCCATTCAGACGATAGCCAAACTGAGCGACCGCATTGCTGCGCTGGAAGCAGCGGCGACGAACATCACCGAATAACAGGAGGAAAGACATATGATTGAAAACGAAAAGACGCACAGTGCCAAGTATCAGGTACTCTACAACCGCCTGACCAACGGAACGCCGTTTACGACCGACACGGCGCAGGCGCGAATCACCGCGCTGGCGGATGCGCTGGAAATCACGCAGGAGGAAGCGGACGAGCTGTCCGCGCTCGCCAAGGAGCATGGAACGAGCGGCGCGACGCTGGAGGAGCGCGTGGCGGCGTTGGAAGAACGCGCGCTTGAGCATGAAGAAGCATTGGTCGAGCTGGCGGGCATGATGACGGGAAGCGAAGTGGAGTAAATGGCAAAGGTTTATGCGCGGATGATCAAAAACGGAAAGATGACGCTTGAGCGCGTGCCGGAGAAGTGGCGCGGACAGGTCGGGAAACTGCTTGGAGAGGATGAATGATGGGCATTGTAATCGCGGCGTTCTGCCTGCTGGCGTGCATCGGCATTGCGAGGTTCATTCACGCGGGAGGGGCTTGGGATGATTAAGACGGCGGAAGCACTCCGCACGGCGCGGGGACTGCTTGGCACAAGCTATGATGAGCTGGACTGCATCAACCTCATTAAGAAGGTCATCCGCGTCAGCGCGGGCGGGGAGAAAAGCTACACGACGGCAGGTACGAACGCGCTCTGGGAGAGCGACGCAAACAGCGCGAAATACCGCGATTTGACATGGAAGCAGGAGGGCATTTCTGGCGCGAAGGCGGGAATGCTGGCGTTCATGGGCGTGGGTACGGGCGATGTGAATCACGTCGGGCTGGTGACGGAGAAGGGGACGGTCGTCCACTCAAGCAAGAGCAGGGGCGGGACGGTCGAAACCGAGCTGACGGAGAAGAACGGCTGGAACGGGCTGGGAAAGCACAGGATGATTGAGGTGAATGGAATGGAAAAGGAATTCGGCAACGCGACGGTATCGGTCACGAGCGGCTACCTGAACATCCGCGAGGGCGCGGGCACGGCGGCGAAAATCATCGCCAAAGCCGAGAACGGAACGCGGGTGAACGTCATCCGCGAGGCGGGCGGCACGGGCTGGGTGTTCGGGAAGCTGGAAAACGGCGTGGCGGGGTACATGTCAGGAGCGTATCTGGTGGAGGACGAGAACACACCGGATGCCGATGCGGGGAACGCTGCGGACGCGGGCGGCGCGGAAACGACGACGCTCAGAAGGAGCGACGGCGTGTATGTTACGCTGGCGGGGAAATGGGAAATCGCGGAAGATTGAAAGGAGCGAACTATAATGAAAGCTATGTTATCTCAGCCTATGGCAGGTAAAACAAACGAAGAAATTATCGCCACCCGTGAACGCGCTATTGCCGTACTCAAAGAGCGCGAATATGAAATCATCAATACCCTGTTCACTGACGAATGGTATTCGCAGGAAGCCATAAAGAAACGCGGTGTTGAAAACATTCCCTTGTGTTTCCTCGCGAAGTCGCTTGAAAACATGTCTTTGTGTCATGCTGCTTATTTCTGCAAGGGTTGGGAAAATGCCCGTGGATGCAGAATCGAACACGAGGTTGCCAAGGCTTACGGAATGACGATTATTTACGAGGATTGAAAGGGGGATGACCATGAACAACTGGTCGGGAATCTGGGATAAGGTACTCAAGATGGCGGCACTTGCGGGCGGAGCAATCGCGGGTGCAATGGGAGGTTGGGATACGTTGCTGATCGTGCTGTGCTACATGATGGGAATTGACTACGTGACAGGGTGCATTTGCGGGATGATGGGCAAAAGCCCGAAGACGGACGGCGGAAAGCTGGACAGCAAGACGGGCTGGCACGGCTTGCTCAAGAAGGCGGTCATGCTGGTGGTGGTCTTCATGGCGGCACAGCTTGACCGCGTGATGCCGGAAGGAACGCGGGTTTTCCGTGACGCGATGGCGATGTTTTACGTCGCGAATGAGGGACTGAGCATCACGGAGAATCTGGCAATCATCGGCGTGCCGTTCCCTGCCTTTATTAAGAAGGCACTTGAGCAGATTAAGGAGCAGAACGACGAGGGCACGGAGGGAGACTGATGTGCGGCAAGATCACGTTTGCGGGATTTACCAAGGATGAGCGTGATGAGCTGATACAGGCGTGCGGGCTGACGGACAGGCAGAGAGAGGTATTTGTCACCCGAGCGCAGACGGACAACCTGATTGCGACGGCGCAACGGCTGCACATTTCGCCGGAGACGGTCAAGCGCGAATCGCGGAAGGTACAGGACAAAATCAACCGCGTCAGAGCAAGACAGAGGCGGCAGACGGACGGACAATCGCTTGGAAGAAAAACGAGCGATTGAGTAAGACCCGGAGGGGGAGACCTTCCGGGCTTTTTTTATACCCTGAATTGACCCGGATGTGACCCGCGATGACGCGCTCAAAATGGCAGAATGGAAGCAAGAGGTGACGACGATGTACAAGCCTTACAACCCCAATCCCGAACTGACCCGCGTCGGGGACTGCGCGATACGCGCAGTATGCCGGGCAACGGGGCAGAGTTGGGAAAGGGCGTTCGTCGGGATCGCGGCGCAGGGTTTTGTATGGCACGACATGCCGTCATCGAATCGGGTCTGGGGCGCGTACCTCAGAGAGAACGGTTTTACCCGCCACAGTCTGCCGGACGATTGCCCGGACTGCTATACGCTTGCCGACTTCTGCCGAGATCATCCGACTGGATGCTATGTTGTGGCGATGAACGGGCATGTGGTCTGCGTGCAGGACGGAGATTGGTTTGACACGTGGGACAGCGGCGGAGAGATGCCCATTTACTACTGGAAAAAGGAGTGAATGCCATGCCTTTTTACAATGGCTACCCGGGCGGATACTACACGCCGCCGATGAACCCGCCGATGCCGGACCAGCTGGCACAGCTCAGGCAGGGCTATCCAATACAACCAACAGTTGCATCCATGCAACAGCCGGTTGCATCACAGCCGCCGCAGACCGCGCCCATCATCTGGGTTCAGGGCGAAGAGGGCGCTAAAGCGTACATGGTCGCGGCAGGGAACAGCGTCCTGCTGATGGACAGCGAAAACAGCACGTTCTACCTCAAGAGCAGCGACCAGAGCGGAATGCCGCTGCCGCTGCGGATATTCGACTATTCAGAACGGACACAGACGGCAAAAGCGCCCGTACAGGCGGCTCAGACGCCGAACGTGGAATACGTCACCCGCGCGGAATTTGACGCGCTGGCGGCAAAGTTGAACGCGCTCACGCAGGGAGGAAAAGAAGATGGGCAATCCGCTGTTTAACATGCTGGGCGGCAATATGCAGAATATGCACAATGCCCCGGGATTTGGTCAGATGATGCAGCAATTCAATCAGTTCAGAGCCAGCTTTCAGGGCGACCCAAAACAGGAAGTCCAAAAGCTCCTGCAATCCGGCAGAATGAGCCAGCAGCAGCTTGACCAGCTGCAAAGCATGGCAAGGCAGTTTCAACAACTCATGGGTTAAAATCGTGCGCACGATTTAACAAAAAGAAAGGAGATCACTATGATGGAAAACGGTATCCCGATGACCATGCCGGTCGAACCTTCCGGCAATAATCGCAATTCGTCCGGATGGGGCGGAGACGGCGCGTGGTGGATCATCATCCTGTTCCTGTTCGTATTCTGCGGCTGGGGCGGCAATCGCGGCGGCAGCACCGGCGCGGGCGTCATGGACGGCTATGTGCTGACGAGCGACTTTGCCAACATCGAGCGCAAGCTTGACGGCGTAAACAACGGGCTTTGCGACGGCCTTTACGCGCAGGCTCAGCTTGTCAACGGCGTACAGCAGAGCATGAGCAACGGATTCATGAACGCAGAAATCAGCAGGGCGAACCAGCAGATGGCGTTCATGCAGCAGCTTAACGCGATGCAGGCACAACAGGCGAATTGCTGCTGCGAGACGCGCGAAGCGATCCAGGGCGTCAACTACAATCTTGCACAGCAGGGATGCGAGACGCGCAACACCATCCAGACCACGACGCGCGACATCATCGACAACCAGAACGCGAACGCGCGCGCGGTTCTCGATGCGCTGACGGCACAGAGGATCGAAGCGAAGGACGCGAAGATCGCCGAGCAGAACCAGCAGCTCTTTGCGGCTCAGCTGGCGGCGTCTCAGGCGGCGCAGAACAATGTTCTCAAGGCGTATGTGGGTGAGCAGTTCGCCTACTACAACCCGCGCCCGGTTCCGTCCTTCCCGGTTCCGGCTCCGTACCAGTTCGGTAACTGCGGCGGATGCAACTGCTAAGTAAATAAAAGCAACTGTTCGGCAGAGCCGGACTGGTCGGGCAACCGATGATGCGACAAAGCGGCGGGGCTTTGCGCCCTGCCGCGTTTTTTAAGGAGATGAAATCATGGCTGAATATGGCAACAGCAACATCGTAACTGTGGCGGCGGGGCAGGTCGTGCCGCTTACGGACAGGATCGAGAGCGGAAAACCCTGTATCCAGCACCGGAACGGGGCGGGAACGATCACGCTGCGGGGACAGACGAACCAGTGTAAGGCGCGGTATCTGGTGATGTACAATGCGAACATCGCCATTCCGACTGGCGGAACGGTCGGCGCAATCTCCATGGCACTGACCATCGCGGGAGAATCGTTGAACAATGCGACCGCCATCGTAACCCCGGCGGCGACGGACAACTACTTTAATGTCAGCGGCGCGGCTTACATTGACGTGCCGCGTGGATGCTGCGTCAACGTTGCGCTGGAGAACACCAGCACGCAGGCGGTCAGCGTGGCGAACACCAACGTCATCGTGACGCGCGAGGCGTGAGAAAGGGGCATAATATGGAAATGAGAACGCTGAATCAGCTTTGCGAAATGTGCTGCGATGAGATCGGCGAGATCGTCGAAAAAGGGAATCTGACCTCGACGACGCTTGACCAGGCATACAAGCTCGTTGATATCATCAAGGACGTCAAGAAAATCAAGATGCTTGAGCAGGGCGAACGTTACAGCCGTGCCTACGACGGCAACGATTACGGCGGCTACGACCGCGGATACAGCTACGGCGCATATGACGGTACGGAGAGCAGCCGGGAAATCAGCCGACGCGGAGAACCCTATTACAGCAGGGGCGGCGGCAAAGAGCAGATGATGGAGCAGATCGACAACATGATGCGCGGCGCGAACGAAAGACAGAAAGACGTTCTGCGCCGGATGCGCGAAGAGCTGAAGAACACGTGATGCGCTCGTCATAATCCGCGGCATAATCGGTGTAAAAACCTGCTTACACGGTGTTAAATCCCGCTTACATCGTGCAAGCAGAATTTAACATTTTTCCCTTGTGAAATAAGGAAAAAATAAAGGAATCTAGCTATTGCTAGATTCCTTGTTTGGTGCCGGTGGCGGGGGTCGAACCCGCACGAAAACGCCTTAAAAGCTCTTATTTTATTAGACTTTTTATTTCGCCGTGTCATAATTCGCGGCATAATTATTTGTACTGGCAGGATTTGCCGCCGAGCAGCGCGGCGTTGTGAGACGCAATCGCGTCGGCTACGGCATCGCGCTTTTTGCTCATCGTGTGCTGATAGACACGATTGAGCATGTCGAGCGTCGCGTGTCCCATGCGCTCCTGAGCGTACTTGGGCGGGACGTTGAGGGCTGCCATGACGGACGCGGCGTAGTGGCGCAGGTCATGGAAGCGACCGGGGAGATTGAGCTTGTTACACAGGCGCATGTACGAATCTGTGATGCTGGCGGGTGTCATGCCGGTGATGGTCTGCGGCGGCTGATGACCGAAGTTGCGGACAGCGGAGACGACGAGCGCATCCAGCCCGCGCAGGACGCGGTTACCGCTGCGGGACTTCGGGGCTTTGGTGACATAGTCGCCGCACTCATCCATGGCGAGTGACTTGCTGATGGTGACCGTTCCCGCGTCGAAGTCGAAGTCATCCATCGTCAGGGCGGCGATTTCGCCGCGGCGCAGACCCAGCGTTGCGGCAAGGACGACCGCGACGTAGAGGTTGGTGTTGTGTGCGCGAAGGTAGAACAGCGCACGCTGCACGTCTTCATCCTGCGGGATGGTCATCTCTTTGCGGTCGGGTTCGGGCAGGATCAGTCCTTGCGTCGGCGGCTCGATTCCGGCGTGCTTCATGGAAGCGGAGAGAAAGCCGAGCTTATTGCGGACGGTTTTCGGGGTTGCGCCGGATCGCGTCCAGTCATTGACCACAGATTGCAATTCGGCGCGGGAAATTTTGGCGATGGGCTTTGATTCGAGAGATTCAAAACCGTTGCGCCGCATGGCGGCATAGCCGCGAATGGTGGACGGAGAGCGACCGGCGGAGCGGCAGGTATCGAGGTATTTATCCATCGCCTGAGCCAGCGTCACACGCCCCGCCAGATTCGCGGAAAGGGCGTTTTCGCGGTTCTCGTCGAACTCGGCAATCATTCGCCTTACATCGGCTTTCGTCGCGCCAGAAACGGAAATATAGCGATATCCGCCGGACGGGAGCTTTTCACCCGTAGAGATGCGGGCGCGGTAACCGGTCTTTGTCTTTTCAATTTTCGGCATAATCAATCTTCCTTTCTATGTTGCGAAAGGAAGGGAAATATGGTATCATATAGATGTTCCCTTCTTTCGCGGTTGTCAGGGGGGTGCCATCGTCCTGTCTGTGTTAGCGCACGGACAGGGCTATTTTTTTTTATGCTGGGACAAAGAGACGATAAATAGGGAAGCCGAACGATACGGCGATTACGACTGCGCCAACGACAACACCGACTCCAAAATCTTCACAGATTTTTAGCTGGTCGGGAGACATGTACTCATCCGGCATAAAACCCAAATAATGAAGAAAATGCGGGACGATGCTAAAAATGATGAATGCTGGAAGTCCGACAACCATCAGAGCCAAAGCGGAAAATAACGCAATCATCCCGACAAAAAGCACGGCGTCCATCAGCGAGAGCCCTTCACGCAGCGCGAGAAGCAGCGACGGGACGGCGCAAATCAGGACATACACAAAACGACGTTTCGAATAATCCATAAAACACCTCAAATTTGTCGAAAAAATGCACTTTTTGTGCAGATATCTTTATATTCGTGAGAACGTTTGTCGAAAATATTATATCCGTTAGAGATGCGAGTATAATATTTATAAGGAAGTGATGGCATGAAAGAGAGCCGCCCGAAGAACGTCACCTCACACAGAGCGCGGAGAGCCGCGCCGAAGCCCATCCCGGTAGAATTTGAGCAGGAGAGGAAGGAGATCGCCGCCATTGCAGAGATGCTAACCGACGGCGAAGATATCTACTACCTGCTCGGCACGGCGAGAGCGCTGCTCAAATTGGAAATCGAGCAGCGACCGCCCGTCACTTGATTTCCTTTTTCATATAGGAAATCATTTCATCCAGAAGCTCATCCGGCATATCCACGAGGATACGGAAGAGCTTCTTTTTATTTTCGCTCATTCCGCGCATGAGATTGACCATGCGTTCCGCATCCTCGGCAGACTGTTCGAGCTTCATGTCGCCTTCGCCAGTGCAAAGCCAAACTTTATTGATGTCAGGGAAAATCTGACAAATCGTAACAATTGTAGACATCGGAACGTCTTTCCCATTCTCGTACCCTGCAATCGTTGGCTGTTTCAACCCGATTTTTTCCGCGAATTGCGTCTGATTCAGGTTGTAGACACGGCGAATCTCTTTAATCCGTTTCTCCAAAGTTAAACCTCCTTTCGAGAATTATTATAGCACTGGTTTTATCGAAAATCAATATTTTTTTAAAATAGTATTGACAATGATATCGAAATACGATAAAATGATATCGTAAATCAATAAAGCAGAAGAAAGGAGAAGATACCCATGGAAGACAAGCCATCGAACGCCATCATCATCGGCAACATCCGACGGAACGCCATCATCATCGGCAATATCCGACGGATTCTGGATGAAAGAGGGATTCGCCACGGCAAGGTTGCGGACAACCTCGGCATGTCCAGACAGTCGTTCAGCTGCATGATGGCTGGGCACAAGATTATCCGAGCAGAGTACATCCCCATCATCGCCAAGACGCTGGGCTGCACCTGCGACGACATCTTCCGGATGCCGGAGGGCAACGAAAAAGCCGCGCAGTAAAAAATCCCCACCGACAACGGCAGGGATTTGGCTATGATCGATTTACGATTTTATCAAGGATGCAAAAGAGGATTCCTCTCAGCTGCCACAAGCACCAGTAAACAAAATATCCAATGCTCAAGGCGTAGACATCGACAGCACCCCAAATGAGACAGGTTATGGCGATGACTGCGACTGGTCGTGAGATATGGATATCAAACGACCAGTGGAATAGAGAATCGTAGACCTCAACGCAAAGGATAAGGATTGCGATGAATGGCAGATTGTCATAATCATGCCAATGATAGCGCAGGACAAAAGCGATGGCGCAGAGGATCTTAAATTGCAAACCAAACATACATACATTCCCTCTTTTCGCGGCTTAATAGGTACATTATAACACCTAATGGCACGAAGATAAAGAGAATGTGAAAAAGAAAGGAGGTCAGAAAGCATGGCAAAGGAAATCGTGGAAAAGGGCAGCGACCTGATTGCCAACTGCATCGAGACCGCGAAAGCGATGGATGAAGTGCTGGCGACGGCAGAGGAAAAACAGGCGATGCTGGACGGGCTGTTCGCGCTGATTGCGCGGGAGTGCCGCGACGGGCGGATTACGGGCAGGAAAAACGTTGCTCGATTCTGCAAAGAGAGCGTGAAAATCAGCTTCGCGGCGCGATACGGAATTCCGGCGGCATTTAAAAAGCCGGATGGCGACTAACCATCCGGCGAAAGGTGTCAATCGCGCAGGGCGAAATCCCATTCGGGCTTTTCAACCTTTTGCTCTGGCTTGAAAGCGTAAGCATCCATAGCCTCATCAAACCAGAGCTTGATTTGTTCAGGCGTTACGTCGTGTCCGCTGGCACGGGCATGAGCGTAAAGGAGAGCAAGCTGCTGACGCAACTCGGTAGACATGATATCACCCCCTTCCTGATTTACAGTATAACACAGATTTAGGTAGGGAGAAAGGAACGAACAGATGGATTTGGATGAAATGGACATTCTGCTCTATGACATCCGCAGACTCAAAACCTTTTTGAAAATGCTCGACAAGCAGGCTGTCGTCAACGCGCTGAGCCGGATCGGCGGAACGCCGCTGGAGGCAACGGAGTCGAGCGACGGAAACGTGTTATTCATCAGCGTCATCAGCGAATCGCTGACCAAGCTTTGCGACCAGATGAAAGCCGAAAGCACTTGCAGAAAGAACATGAACGCAATCCCGTATCGCGGGACGCGGCGGGAGGCTGAGGGCGAACCCGGTCTCGACGTCAAGACCATCGTGCTTTGGATACTGGTGGAATTCATATGGGGCGTTTGCGTAGGGGCATTTCTGATGTTCTTGATTAGGAGGTGAATCAAATTGAATCAAATGAAGAAGAAGGACAAGGCGACCAAGCTGGAGCTGGCGGCGAATCTGGTCAAGGCGTTGCCGGAGAGCAGCGAGCAGACCGCGCTGGCAGTTGCCGCGGCAATGCTGGCTGGTTACAACATGGGCAAGATGGCGGCACAGGGGGCGTAAAAAAAACCGCCGCCCGACCGGGCGACGGAAGCGAAAAGGAATGTACACCCTGATTATAAGGGAACAAGGAGGGAATTGTCAATGCCGAAAGTCAGAGCGTTGACGGAAGCGGAGCGGCGCAGGCAAGCCAACAAAGCGCGGGACGACGCGCTGATGAGCCTCATCACCGAAGAGCGGGCACGCAAGCAAATCACGCTGACGGAGCTTGCGGCGAAGCTCGGCATGAGCCGCGTCTGCCTGTACAGCAGATTCAAATCACCGAGCGATTTCACACTGAAGGAGTATCGCGACATCTGCGCGATGCTGGGAATGGAGGTGAGGGTATGATTTGGGACACGATCTGGGGTGTATTGTCGGTCTTGGACTTGCTTGTGTTGGCGGTAACGCTGATCTATCTGGTCGTTCGCATCGAGCAGGAGGTGCAACGTGAGCGGCAGAATGACAAAGCCCAATAAGCGACCGGGATATCCGGTCTGCATCTGCAAGAGCAACGGACAGATTGAGCTATACGACCCGAGCGCGTGGCGCAGGGCGGAATGGCAAAGGATTCGGAGAATCGAGAAGGAGGAAAAATCGCGTGTCGCAGAAAGTCGGAACGAAAAGATTTGTGATTGACGGGAATGCAATGACGCTGACGGGTGCAATCCATGATGACGGAGTGGCGCGGTATCAGCTGGATTTATGTTTAAGGATCGGCGTGCCGATGACTTACAAGGAGCTTGTCAAAACGCTGGAGGATATTAATGCGGATATCTCCGACGTGTTTCTGCTGCGAACGAACTACAAGCGGGACGCCAAGGGCGAGCTGGTTTGCGGCGAGAATGGGCGGATGATCGAAAACGGACACCGCATCGACAATAATTTTGTGGCGTGCTTTGAGAGGGAGTGGAGCAATGCTCAATCGGAGTGACTTCATTCGGGCGGGAAACATCGTCAACGCGTTTGTGGACGAAGGCAACGTGGCTGCGCCGGACGTGCTGGAGGCGATACAGACGCTCAAGGACGGATGCGTCGAGCTGATCCACATCCCGGCGTGGATCAGGAAGCACTACGCGGAATATGGAGGTGACGAGAATGGCGTATCCGTGCAAGATTTGGCTCAAGAGTGAATGTGACGGCTGCGGGCGATGCGAAGACGAGGACGAGCGCCCGATGGCGTACGGCAGACCGTACAACCACTACTGGGAGGACGACCCGGTGAATGACCCGATGGACAAGTGTAAGGAGGATTGGTGATGGCAGAAGCCCCAAAGATATTCAGCGCGATTAACGCGGTCATGCGCGACCTCGGCGCGGTCACAAAGGACAAGCGCAATCAACAGCAGGGCTTTAATTATCGCGGTGTCGATGATGTTATGAATGCGCTTAACCCGCAGATGGTCAAGCATAATCTCTTTTGCGTGCCGGAGGTCATTAGGCAAGAGCGCGAGGAGAGAAAGACGGCAAAGGGCAACAATCTGATATACAGCATCGTTACGATGAGATACACGCTGTATGCGGAGGACGGAAGCAGCATTCAGGCGGTCGTCATCGGCGAAGGCATGGACAGCGGCGACAAAGCGACAAACAAGGCGATGGCAATCGCCTATAAATACGCAATGTTCCAGATTTTCAGCATTCCGACGGAGGAGACCGCGCCAGACCCCGACCAGACTACCCCTGATGAGAGCGAGCCGACCGCACCCAGACTGATTTGCGCAATGTGCAAAGGAAGCATTCTCAGCCTGAGCGACAAAAACGGCGTAATCATCAAGGATGCGCAGGGCGTCGCGGAATTTACGGAAAAAGAGAGCGGGAAAAAGCTCTGCTGGGGCTGTTACAAGGCGTGGAAAGCTGAGGAAAAGAAATGAATCAAATTACCGTAACCGGCAATGTCGTCCATACCCCTGAGATGAGGACGACGCAAAGCGGCATGACCTGCTGTAATTTCAGCGTCGCCGTCAAGCGGAAATTTAAAAACAAGACGACGCAGGAATACGAAACGGACTTCTTCGACGTGACGGCGTGGGGCAACCTCGGCAACATCTGTCAGATGTACGTCGAGAAAGGGAAAAAGGTGCTGGTCGTCGGCGAGATGCAGAGCAGGGACTACGAGGGACGAGACGGCGCAAAAAAGCGGGCTTGGACGATTAACGCTGACACGGTCGAGTTCCTGTCGCAGAAGCCTCAGGACAAGGCGGCACCACAGCCTCCTGCGGCTGCGGGATTCACGTCCATTCAGGTCGATGACGACGAGCTGCCGTTTTAACTGACGCAGGGGCAACCCTGCACATGGCGGTCATCTCAGGGAGCAGCCTGAATCGCGGGTAGCAGCGCGGGCAGGCAGGGGTTGCTCGATACCACCGACCGCCGAGCAGAAGTGTTCAAAGGGATTCCAAATGGCATTGCTGGCGGGTCAAACCGTCAGCAACATGGCAAGCATAGCAGGTATCAGCGGGGCGTTCCTCCTCAAAAGTCGTTCATCTTTTTCCTTGTTTTTTCTCGGATTTGACGCGAAGCACCTTGCCCGGCTGCCCTGTTCGATTCAGGGGCTTGCCACAATTTTTCAAAAAAGCGAAAGGGGATAATAGATTGAGACGAGAGCAATTCACGTTCTATCGGAGTTATTACGATGCGCTCAAGAATCTGCCCGAGAAGGAACGGGCGAAAGTTTTGTTCGCGATACTGGAATACGCTTTGGACGAACAAGAGCAAAACAACCTTGAAGGAGTTTGCGCCGCGTGCTTCCTTTTGATTCGTCCGACGCTGGACAGCGGGAGAATCAAAGCGGCGAATCGCAAAAACAAAGCAAAAACAAACGAAGAACAAAACGAGAACAAAACGGAAACAAAAGCGGAACAAAACCGCAAGGAGAAAGAGAAAGAGGTGGAGAGTGAGAAAGAGAAAGAGAGAGAGATAGAGGTAGAGAGGGAGAACGATAGTTCTCCCCCAAAAGCCCCCGTCGCTGCGCGACGCTTCACACCGCCCACGGTCGAGGACGTCGCGGCGTACTGCCGGGAGCGCGGGAGCAACGTAGACGCACAGCGGTTTGTGGACTTTTACGCCTCGAAGGGCTGGAAGGTCGGCAACGTAGGGATGAAGGATTGGCATGCAGCTGTTCGCACTTGGGAGGGCAGGGACAACCGGATGCCCGCGGCGGGAGCTGGAGGGGCGCACAGGACGACAAATCCATTTTTGCAATTGGCTCAAGAGCTGGAGGAGCGTGAAGGACGATGACAAAAGCGCAAACCATGAAAATACTGGCAATCATTCGAGCGGCATATCCGCGCTTTTACGTCGGCACGACCTTGGACGACGCGGACGCAGCGGGCAATCTCTGGCACAGCTTTTTCGCAGACGACGACGCAAGCCTTGTCAGCGACGCGGTCAGGACGTTTATCGCCAACGACACCAAGGGCTTCCCGCCCGTGGTCGGGCAAATCAGGGAAAAGATCGACGTCATCAACCAAGCTATTCACGGCTTTGAGCTGACTCCGCAGAACGCTTGGGGGCTGGTCAAGCGTGCGCTGAAGGACAGCGCGTATCACAGCGCGGAGCGGTTTTCCGAGCTGCCGGAGGTGGTGCAGGAGGTCGTCGGATCGCCGAGCCAGCTGTACGAGTGGGCAGTCAGCAATGACGGCGTGAGCGAGAGCGTCATTGCAAGCAATTTTCAGCGCAGTTTCGCGGCGCGTGCCGCCGTACACAAGGAGATTCGCATGATGCCGGGCGACGTGCGGGCGAGAATCGACGCGGACAGACAGATGATTGCCGGAGGGCGAGACGCGCCGAAGCTGCAAGCCGCAAGCGACGACATGGACGAGTACGCAAAGCAACTACGGGAGATGACGCCGGAGGAGCGGCACAGATATTTTGAGAGCATCGTGGTCAATCTGGATGAGGTGGAGGGATAGCATTGATTTCGGGCAAAAACGCGCTGACCTGCTATTCAGCCGGCTTAGACGCGACGGAGAGAACGTGCGAGGTTTGCGGCAAGACGTTCCGGGCGGGCGAGCAGTACGCATACAAGCTATGGAGCAGCGCGGCACACAAAAAGCACGACTGGTATTGCAGCTATACCTGCTATCGGACAGTGACCAAGCCGCTGGAGGAACGGCAAAAAGCGCGATTTGAAAGCATTCAGCGCGACGCAGTTGAATCCGAGGATCGGCGCAGGGAGTATGCGCGGGTGCTATACCAGCGGCAAAAGAAGCGCAAGCAGCGGCAGACCAAAGCCGCGAAGGAGCGCGAGCAGAAGCAGAACGAGACCATAGCGCAGATGATTGCGCGGATGAAGCGGGAATCTGAGCGGAGAAAGGGGCGATTACGTGAATAGCTGTCTATTTTCAAGCGCATCCGTTGAGTGGGCGACGCCGCAGGCTCTTTTTGACGAGCTGGACGCGGAATTCCACTTTGACCTCGATCCATGCAGCACGCACGAGAACGCGAAATGCGCGGATCACTTTACCAAGGTGGAGGATGGTCTTTCCCAAAATTGGGGGGGGTAAAAGGGTGTTTTGCAATCCGCCCTACGGAAGGGAGCTTCCAAAGTGGATCAGAAAAGCACACGATGAAGCACAGAAAGGCGCGCTGGTGGTGATGCTCATTCCTGCGCGGACGGACACGCGAGCCTTTCACGACTACATTTATCATCAGGCAGAAATCAGGTTTTTGAAGGGGCGGATCAAGTTTGGCGATGCGAAAACCTCTGCGCCCTTTCCGTCGATGGTGGTTATTTTTAGAGGAGGATCGAGATGAACGATTTGAATGAACTGCGCGATGAGATTTACAGTGACGCGGTGGCACATGGGCTGTGGGACGAGGACTATCTTCTGAAAACGTTGGTGAATAGCGATGTTGTGAGGGATTCTGGGCTTTTGCAGATTTACAAAATTGTAAATACCGAGCAAGAGATAAGACGAGTTCATGCAACGCTGCGCGTATTTATGGAGAATCAGGAGCTTTTAAAATCGGTGCTTGACGAAGAAGAAGATTACTTCCGCGAAGAGCTGGCAGACGTTATCATCACGGCACTGTCCGCCGCCGGGTATCTGGGAATCGACATTGACAAGGCGGTGCGGGAGAAGATGGGGATCAACCGAGAATGTGAATGGAGGCACGAAAAATGAAATGCAAATGGTATTTCGAGCGTGATTATGCCTGCGCCAATAGCAAGTGTCCGTATGGCGGTGACACATGCCCGACGAGCGAGCACCCGGAGGTGTGCAAGTACGCGGAGGAAAAGCCGAAGCCGGAGCTGAACGCCGAGGAACTGGTGACCGCGCTGAGGCTTTGCGCGGGGGCGACGTGCGAGGGTTGCCCTTGCATGTGTAACGAGGAATTAGTCGGCTGCAACAACTATGTAAAGCGGAAAGCCGCCGACATGCTGGAGAAGCTGGCGGCGGAGAAGAGGAATGAGCACAAAATAAAAACGCCATACGCCAGAATCTACGTGAGCGGCACACCCGAAAAACCATACTACGGCATTACATATTTTGACCTGACAGACGGAGAAATGCACAGTGGGTTCGGCTCATATTCGCTTGATTTTGTATTTAAGTGGTTTGCGGAAGAATTCGACGTTGCAAAGCCCGAGCTGCCGAAGGAGGAAGAGCGATGAAAACGCCTGATGAAATAAAACAGGCTCTTAGGCTTTGTGACGCGGTATGTTGTACTCTGGATTGCCCATATTTTAGGAGTACCAGCGCGAATTGCGTAAAAAAGCTACATAAAAACGCGCTCGCCTACATCGAGCAGCTTGAGAGCCGCGTCGAGCCGGTACAACATGGTTATTGGATTATTCCTACGCCGCCCGATGTTTATACATACTGCAAAATTTTGTGTAGCGTCTGTAACCGAGTTGCAGGAAAGCACCAGACCGAGTACTGCCCGCGCTGCGGCGCAAAAATGGATTTACCAAGACCAAGGAGTAATAGCGATGAAAACGCCTGAAGAGATCAAGAAAGCCGTGAGTTTGTGTATTTTGTGTGGACGCTGCGCGGATTGCCCGTATTGCCATATGGGATGTATGTCCGCGCTGAGTGCTGACGCACTCGCCTACATTGAGCAGCTTGAAGCGGAAAGAGAGGGAAAAAGCCATGAGTGAAACGCCCAAATGCCCCGGATGTGGGGCTGACATGGAGTTGATGCATTTGTTGTGTAACGCCACATTTTACTACGTCTGCCCGAAATGCGGCTGGGGTTCGCCAGTCGGCATTGATCCGGAATCGGCGTTCCGAATGGCGATGCGCCGCGCAGAGCCGAAGAATCGCGTGCTGACACTGGAAGAGCTGAAAGTCTATACTGGTTTTTTATGGAGCGAAAACAGATACAGCCCATTTGATGATGAAGGAGAACCAGCGTTTGTAGAAGAGGGCTTTATGTATGCTGGCAATGGAAATGTTGATTTGAGACGGGATATCTCCGATACGTATGGTAAAAATTGGCGCTGCTGGCTGCGCAAACCGACGGAAACTGAAAGGTGGGAAACGCCGTGGGAAAGCTGATGACTAAACTTCGGCAGAAGTTATGCCGTCACGCATTTATACAATGCGGGAAATGGCATCACGAGGGCAAAACATGGCATCTTACAGGTCAATGCGCCGTATGCGACCGTGAAGTATTCCATATATCCCTGAAAGATGCATGCGTTGAGAAGATGTATGATGAAATGCAGAAGGAGAAAGAGAGGCGAAAAACATGACGCTAGGCGAATGGGTACATTGCGATGGATATATCAAAAAATCTGGGAATCACTACAATGTCATCCCTTGGAAGGAGAAGCGGCAAGCGGCGGCGGGCGGATATCCAATAACAAATTTTGAGCCGCATATAGATGCTGCAATTTTCGAAGACAGCGACAAAAATATGTTCGAAGTTGAAGACGAGCATTACTGCGAACGCATTAAATTTATAGAGCATCCTTTTGACGGCATTTTTGTTGGGGTTAAAAGCGTCTGCATGATGCTCTCTTGCTGCTACGACGAGGACGGCGCAAAAATAATTTTTGAAAAATACAATCCGATTGATGCTGCTATTATATATTACCAAACAGGGAGAAAGCGTTTGGTGCCGCTAGACAAATTGAGTATTGTGGAGGCGAAAGGGTCATGAATGACGCGCAATGCCGCGACTGCGCGAGCCGCGAGGCGGCTGTCACGCGGGATGCGAGAGGTACAAGGCGTATGAGGAACGGCGCGAAAGAGTGCGGCAGAATCGGCAGGATTTTATCATCGAGAGGACGGGCGAGAAACGCCGCCATCAACGATGGCTCGATTACGAAAAACGCAAGAGCAAGGGAGGGGCGACATGAGGATTTTGGCGATAGACCCCGGCACGACGCAAAGCGCGTATGCGCTGCTCAACGATGCGTATCAAGTGCTGTCGGCGGACAAAATTGAAAACGGCGTGATGATGGACATCATCGCGTCAACTCCGGGGATCGACGCGATCATCATCGAGGACATGGAGCCGCGATATCCGCGAAACGGAAAGGACAGCAACGCGGCGGGCGCAATCGTCGGGGCAAGCACCTACACCACGCTTAAGTGGATGGGCAAATTTGACCTGACAGCGCAGGGGCGAGGCATTGCCGTACACTGGATTTACAGGCGGGACGAGCGGGCGGCACTCATCCGCAAAAAGGAGCTTCCGGCGAACGCGCCGAAGCACGCAGACGGTCAGATTCGCGCCGCGCTGATTGCGAGGTTTGCGGCGCATGACAAGGTCAATGGCAAGGGAACGAAAGCAAAACCGGACACGTTTTACGGCGTGTCCGGCGACATGTGGCAGGCAATTGCGGTGGGGGTGACGTGGCTTGACAAGCAGAGGACGGGAGGCGGCGATGGATGCGGATCGAGAAGAAGGACGCGCAAGCGTTGATTGACTGCGGCTTTGCGGCGTACGATTACAAAACAGAGCTGGAGCTGTACGACAACCGCGACGCCAAGGGAAGCGGATTTGACGGCATGCCCAAGCGGAGAGGTGCGGCGCGAGGACTCGACGACGAGCTTGTCCGAGAGCAGAACGCGAAAAAAAAGCTGTATGAAAAGCATACGGCTTTTTTGCGTGCCCAGCGGCGGGCAATGAAAGCACTGGATGCAATTGTCGCGGGGCAGCCTCAGCAGGGCGAGTATATCATGGGCTTGCGGTCGTTTCTGAAGCTGTTTTATGTAGACGGCATGCCGATGAAGGCGGCGTGGAGGGAGGCGGGCATTGCGGAGCGGACGGCGCGGAGATACAAGGCGCAGGTCGTCAGGGCGGCGAAGGGCAAGAGGGCGTGATTCAGCGCGCAAAAAAGGCTTGTACAAAGATGTACAAGCCTTGAATTTACTCCTTGTTTCCGTCGGGCAACTCTTTGAGACCCATCATTCCGCTCTCACCTCCTCGATCTCAGGCTCGCAGTCATGGCTGCCCAAAGCGTCGCACAACACGACGTCTTTGTTGCCGCAGCCGCGAC